TCACCAGCGCCGTTGTCGAAGGAGGTCTGGCCGCCTTCAGTCTTCAACTGGGCAAGACCGAGGTAACGCATTTCAGCGGTACGCTCCAGCGCCAGCTTGGAGTCATGCTTGGTGAAGATCTTGTCGTACTGAGACGGGATCATCTCGTACTTGCCTTCAATCCCCCGCAGGCCGGGGAGCAGAAGGTCCTTAATTGCTGAAAGATTAACAGCCATGGTACCTTACTCCCTTAGATGCCGGTCAGGGTCTTGGTGGACACGTTGTTGAACGCAACAATTGCATAATTGTATGCGCCAGCTTCCGTACCATTCGAACCCGGAGGGTTAACGTCAAGACTGACAACCTTGAACGGCAGCGTGGCCGTGGTGGTCGGGGTGACGGTGATGTCGATGTACGCGCCCGACAGGCCGCTCATCGTATTGGGGGTGCCATAGGCGAACTGCACGTTCGCGCCGATGTCCGTGACGGCAAGACCGGTCGAGGACGAACCACCGACCTGAGCCAAGAACTTGGCGTTCGGATCGTTGATGATGTACACTTCGACGGTGTTGGTTGAAGCAACGTCAGCAGCGCCCCAGAAGTTCGACCAAACGGTGCGCTTCTGTGAAACCGACAGATACTTGCAGCCGACAAAGATGCCAGCAAGGATGCCAGCGCCCGGAGTGTTCGGGAAGACTGTGCCGTTGGCGTTCTGGAAAACTGGATCACCGAAATACATAGCAGCGGTGTTATAGGCGCAGTAGGCCACAACCTGCTCGTAAGTCGGAGAAGAGCCAGTACCGCTGTGCTGGCTAAAACCGAAAGGCGCAAAGACGTTGGCCATGACGGAACTCCTTTTGGGAAGCCATCATCGCGCACCGGGGCGACTTAGACTGAGGTTTTTGGACCTCCGCGCCGGGGGAGGCGAACCGACAAATCTGCTATTTTTTTAAGCTTGTCAATACCGCAATAAAAAAGGCGGCTTGCGCCGCCCTTTTCACCCAAATCCCTTACTGGGGAATTGGAATTGAGTCGTATGACTTTCGGACCTTGACCAGAGATTGGTCCTTGTTCGAGCGCTCAAACTGACCGCCTTCTGCGGAATTCAGTTGGGCCTCCTTCTGCCTGACCTGATTGCGCGCTTTGCGCAATTCAATGGCGCGGGCTTCGTCGGAAATCTCCGCTGGGCGCTCCATCAAGATCATGCCCTTACGCTCAATAACGGGGTAATTTCCCTGATTGGGCATGTAGGACGGGTGACGCGACGTCGGGACAGCCTCCCAGCCTGCGCGGGCCAAAGCGACCTGATACGCGGGATCTTCAGCACCTAGCAGAAGCTTGCGCTTCCACTCATATTCCCAACCCGGCGGGATGTCGGCTTTGTTGATATAGAAGTCATCAGTGCCTTCATCCAGATCACCAAGGTGATCACGAAGTTCAGCGGCACGACGAGCAGCGCGGGTGCGGGGATCTTCTTCACGCATTGGAGCCCGAATGTCTTCGCGGATCGTCGGCACAAACTCCGTATGCGCTGCCGCTTGCGCGGCGGGAAGCGGCTGATATGCCTCTTCCAGATCCTGCATGTTCACCGCCTCTGCGGCAGCTTGCTCAGCCCGCTGAAGGGCTTCTTTTACCTTAGGTGGGCGTCCACGCTTTTTGGGTGCAATTGCTTCCATAACGATACTCCTTAAATTAATTCAGCTTGCCCTCTTTCTGAAGAACAAGCTTATTACGTCCATACTCATCAATCGTCATGCCCATCATGCTAGCCATTTCGCGCTCTGCCGCGCTGAGCGTTACACGGTCTGGCTTGCTCCCACCGCCGCCACCACTGCGGGAGACGGGCGCTGCTGGCGGTGCTGAACGGCGCTGCGTCGGCTTTGCCGCATCAGCCATGGCATCGTAATTCCGACTGTTATCCTGACGGCGCATGCGAAGCGTGTCTTCAATTGCGTCAAAATAATCGTCAGAGTCCGCAGGAATATCGTCGGCAATCGCCAGATTGTGCGCTGCAATCATCTTTTGGTACAGGCGCGGGTCGGTCGCATATTGCGGATTGCGGCGCACCCAGTCGGCAGAGCGCGGCGAAAGCTGGCTTGCCAAAGCTTCGACGGGATCGGCCTGATAGGGCTTAGGAGCCGGCTGGCGGGGCTGATTTTCCAACGCCTGCTTGCCTTGCTCAAGCTGAAGAAGCCGTGCGGCGTTTGCCGACATCTCCGCCTGAATGTCCGCAGCCGTGTCAAAGTCGCCAAGCGACATTGCTTCACGGTAGTTGGACTTCAGGATGTTGTTGTTCTGACGGACGGTGTCGATGGCGTTTGAAACCAGATGCAAGCTTGTGTCCTGCACCTCGCCCTGTGCGGCATAGGCAGACTGCTCAGCCTCGCTGGCGCGGCGCAAGGCCTCCTGACGGCCTTTGCGTTCCTCTTCCAACTGCTTTTTGAGGGCATCAAGGGTGTCTTCAACCGGGTCGGCGGCAGGGGTTTTCTCCTCCAACTTTTCAACAATAATGTCTTCTGCCGGCTTGGGGTCATCCCCCAGATCCAGTTCCAATCGATCTTCTGCGCTATCTTCAATCGACATTTTTACCTCCTTACCAGACCATATCGGGCTGCGGGACACTGCCCCGGACGTTCGTGTCCTTCAGCGCGCGGCAAAGCACGTTGTTGACGGTGATCGTCCAGCCGTCAGAGGGGCGATAGACGACCCAGTCGTGGATCTTCACGTCCATATCCCGGAACCAGTTCCCGTTGGGGTCGTTGAAGGCTTCAGGGCCCATCTTGACCACAAGGCCAACCTTGCTCTGGTGGCGGTCTTCGTCGCGGTGGCTGTCCGTCAGGAAAATGCCGCTCTTGGTCTTTTCCGGGCGCAAGTAAACGGCAACGATCACCTCGTTGTGGAACACCTTGAGCTTTTCGATGTCGCCCAGTTCCCGAAGGATGACGTCCTTGGGGTCTTCATCGTGTGACATGACCATGTGTGGCATCTAATCTTTCTCCATCGTTTATCGTTCAGAAATGATTTTATTAACTTCGTCACGCAGGTCTTGAAACTCACGCAGGCCAGCGATCCTACCCACTTGGTATTTGTAGTCGGAATAATCAACGACGGCGTGTGGGTTGGTGACGTTTTCCGTCAGGTTCGCGATGCGCGCCTCAACGAGCTTGCTTAGCTCGATTTCAAACAGATTGTTATAGTTCATCAATAGGTTCCATAAGATAAGATATTGGGCGGCGTCCTTCCATTAACGCCGCCCAAACTGGTTATTTTTTGCGCTTCTGGATCTCCGTCTTTTCCAAGCGGCCCAGACCGCTGTCAGCACCGGCATCCATGTCCTTATAGGACCGGTAAGTGCGGCCACCAGCCTTGCGCGGCATTGGCATGGGGCCCGGACCCGGACCACCAGCGGGCGGCATCGGCATCGGCATCGGTACGGGCATCGGCATGGGAGCGCCAGCCTGAGGCGGCGGAGGCGGCGGCATCTGGACCGGAACACCCTGCGGACCCGGCATGGGCGGCATGTCAGGCTGACCGCCCTGCTGCCCCTTGCCAGTTGCAATCACGATGTTGATGTTGGTCTTGCCCTTGGTGCGCCCACCGGACTTGCGCTCAGCGCGGCCACCCTTCTTGTAGTCGCTGCTGGGGACCCGATCCGGCATCGTGTAGGGGGCTGGCGGCATGCGCTTGGCCGGGGGCTTAGGCATGGGCTTAGGCGGCATCTTATCCTGCCTGTCCATCCTGTCCATGAATTCCCTTTCAAGGCGCTCCTGCTCCGCCATGCGGGCGGCGCTTTCCGCGCTTGCAGCGGGATCCGGCCCATTGTAGCCGCCACCAGCGCGCTTGGCACGACCGCCCTTTTTCATTTCAAGGCCGGAAAGATTGCCGCCGTAAGCCTTGGCAACGCGACCGCTGACCTTTTCCTGCGTCTGCATCTCGCCGTCCAGCGACATCAAGCCGCCGTGGGCCTTGGCCGTGCGCGCGGACTTCTTGAACGCCTCTTCGGTCGGCGCACCCTTGCTGCCAGCCTTGCGCATGCGCTCCTTTGAGCCGTCTGCAATGCGCTCTCGCTTGGCGTGGATGTTGGCGTACAAACCGCCGCCGTTCTTTTTGCCTGCGACTTCGGGGCCAGCCTTATCCTTGTCTGCGGCTCCGTCCTTCTTTTTACCGAAGAGATGTGCTGCCAGCATGGCTTGGGGGCCAAGGAAGCCAAGAGGAGACTTGTTGCCCACGGCAGCGCCAAGAGCGCCACCGCGAAGAGCAAAATTACCAGCATCCTTCAGGACGCCGCCCAATTTCTTATGGGCGCGACCGCCCTTTTTCAGGCCCTTCATCGACTGCTGGGTGTCGTGCTTATCGTCCATTTTGGACTTTTCCCACGACTCCATCG